TCAGCGACCCCGTGCTGGAGCTCGATGTAGCCCAACTCAACTTGCACTTGGCCGAGGTGCATGAGCGCAAGCAGAAACTATTTGTCGAGGCCAACATCACGCCTGAGATTCTTAACAGCAACAAGAAGTTTGCCACACTGCTGGAGTCTATGGGGGTATACCCGCCCATGAAGATCAGCCCAACTACGCAGATGGAGACCTACGCGTTTGCCAAGAGTGACGAGGCGTTTACTGCACTGCTAGACCATGAGGATGATCGGGTACAAGCGGTTGTAGCCGCACGACTTGGGGCTAAGTCAACGCTGGAGCAGACAAGGACGCAACGGTTCATTGAGATTGCGGGCCGTACTCATGAGCACAAGTTACCCATCCCACTGAAGTTCTATGCTGCACATACAGGACGTTGGGGCGGCGCTGATTCGGTCAACCTGCAAAACCTGCCGAGCCGTGGTATCCAAGGCAACAAACTCAAGCGTTGTATCGTTGCGCCCAAGGGCCATGTCATCATCGACTGCGACTCATCACAGATCGAAGCCCGTGTGTTGGCGTGGCTGGCGGGGCAGGATGATGTATTGAAGTTGTTTGCTGATAAGGAGGATGTGTACAAGTACATGGCCTCGCGTATATACAACAAGCTCGTCGAGGATATAGACGATGCTGAGCGCTTCATCGGCAAGACTACAGTGCTTGGTGCGGGCTACGGCATGGGCGCGGTTAAGTTTCAGCTACAGCTGCAAGGCATGGGCAAGGATGTTGACATCGACACCTGCAAATACATCATCAAGAGCTATCGTTACAACAACATCCGTATTGCCACATGGTGGAATGAGCTTAATGGTGTGCTTGACGCGATGATGACCAACAAGATTACGATGGTTGATCACCGGGAGGTGTTGGAGTTGTCGCCATTCACCGGCATCAAGCTGCCCAACGGTATGTTCATGAACTACCCCGGACTTCAGCGCACGAATGACGGGCAGTACTCTTACGAGGCGCGGTACGGGACTAACCGTATCTACGGCGGCAAGATAGCCGAGAACCTCTGCCAAGCTGTGGCCCGCTGCATCATTGGTGAGCAGATGATTGAGATCGAGAAGCGCTACCGTGTGGTGCTGACCGTACACGATGCGATTGCTTGCGTGGTGCCCATCGAAGAAGGTAAGGAGGCACAAGCCTACATCGAGAACTGCATGCGTACTTCCCCCTCGTGGGCCACCGGCCTACCCCTCAACTGTGAGTCTGGAATGGCTCTAACTTACGGAGATTGTTAATGGAAAAGCCTGTAACGTGGTCTTATAGCAACCTGTCGCTGTACCAGCAGTGCCCCAAGAAATACTTCCATCTCCGCATCGCCAAGGATGTGAAGGAAGCACCGAGTGACGCACTCACGTTTGGCAACGAGATTCACAAGATCGCGCAGGAGTACATCGAGTCCGGCAAACCGATTCCAGCGAAATACGCGAAAGATATACAACCCGCACTCGATAGCCTCAACGCAATCCCCGGCCAGAAGCTGTGCGAGAACAAGCTTGGCCTGACTGTTGACCTAAAGCCATGTGGGTTTTTTGACAAGAACGTGTGGTGGCGTGGCATCGCTGACTTGATCATTCTGCAAGACGACAAGGCGTTGACCGTTGACTACAAGACCGGCAAGAGTAGCAAGTACGCTGACCTCAAGCAGCTGGAGATTTTGTCGCTTGCAATTTTTAAACATTTTCCTCACATCAAGAAGGTCAAGGCGGGCCTGATGTTCCTGTTCGCTGAAGACTTCGTGAAGACCGAATACCTCGCCGACCAGCAGAGCGATCTGTGGGTTTCGTGGGTGTCTGACGTTGGGCAGCTGGAGGCATCCGTACAGAACAAAGTATGGAACCCCAAACCCAACTTTACTTGCCGTGGCTACTGCCCGGTTTCAACCTGTGATCACAACCAAGGAGCTAAATAATGGCTAAGAAAATTACCCGCACTGAAAAAATGCGTCGTCTATTTGCGAAGAACCCCGAGATGACTATAGCCCAAGTCGCCGCCGAGTTCGGCACTACGTACCAGTGTGCGTACATGGTTAAGCGCACTATGGATAGGAAAGCCCGGGTAGCCGCACTGGTTACCTCGTTAAATGAGGCTGCTGTAAACAAAGTGCCAAGTACAACAGAAGATCAGAACCCGAATGGCATGAACGCTGAGGAAAGAGCAGAGTTTATGCGCCGCGTTGATGCACAACCCCGCCACCGCATGCAAGGGGCAGCACCCGAGGGCATCGACGCAACGCTGGCAGAGCGGGGTACAAAATACGGCAAGTTCATAGACCAAGCCGCCGTGACCTACAAGCTCAAGAATGTGTTGCGTGAACACTCTAGCAATCACAGCAAGTCGTACTCGTATGACCAAGCCGAGGCGCTGGACATGATCTGCGTCAAGCTAGGCCGTATCGTGAACGGTAGCCCTGACTACGCTGATAGTTGGGTTGACATCGCGGGCTACGCCAAGCTGGTCGCCGACAGACTCCAGACAGGCAAAACAGTTTAAGTTTCGGGGGGCTAGCAACCCCCCCACCTCCAACCAAGGACACAACATGACAAAGCACCCGCACCACACCCTGCTGCCCATACACCTGCAAAACGCATTGATGTCTGCGGCAACGTCGGGGCGTATGGAATTTTTAGATCGAACAATCAAAGATGTGTACGACGCGATTCCGCAGAAGTTTCACACCGAGCGGACGGTCTCCGAGCGTAAGTTCTTCAATGAGCCGCGACAACTTTTACCCAACACAGGGTACGTGATGCCGTTCCCTCCGGGCATAAGCCGCAGTTAATTAGGGGGCGCTATGTGGAAATATATTTGGACAGAGCTTCGTCTTATGTTGAAGACGGTAACGCCAGCACAAGCCGTAGCACATGAACTACTTCACGCAGAACACGCGTTGCTGCAAGCAGAGTCAGGGGTCGAGTACGCGACTGCACTCGTGGCTTACAACAAGAACCGAGTCAAGCGCCTGAAGGCGTACTTGGCCAACACCGAGGAGCCGACATGACTACAGAAACAGGTGGGCCAGCGTTTCCGTGCCACCCCGGCATTGAGAACCCGCTCTATGACGGCATGACCCTGCGCGATTACTTTGCGGCGAAGGCTATGCAAGGGATTTTGTTTGAGGGTTTGGACGAAAGTGAAACTGCCAAAAACGCCTACGCAATGGCAGACGCAATGTTGGAAGCGAGAAAAGCATGAACGAAGAAACCCGCAAGGTCAAGCCGTGGCCCGTGGTTCCTGATGATATCGAGCCAGTGCCAGACCAATGGCACAGGATTGGGGCGTTCATGCTGTGGTCTATTTTTACAGTGTTGGCAGTGATCTGCCTTGGACTGTTCTTTACTGGCGTTTGGATTTGGAGTTTACTGATATGACACAAGAAGAAGTAATCCAGTTGATGCGTAAGGTGATTAAAGAGTCGGAGTACTACACCACATGGACAGTATCAACCCCACACTTGGTGGAGTTGGTAGAACGCGCAGTCGAGGCAGAGCGTGAGGCGTGTGCATTGATTGGCGACAGCATGGACTCGTTGCAAGATGGTGCAATTGGCAGAGCCATCCGAGCAAGGGGACAAGCATGAACTTTGGCCAAAAGAAACTCATAGACAGTTTGGTGGAGGACTTGCTCAAGACAATCCACGAATATGATGACACCCTGTACTTGGCAACCGTGGTTGGCTGCTTGGAGTTTGTTAAACAGCAACTGATTGATGAGGCAAAGGAGGACGAGCATGACTAAACACGAAGCCCTGAAGCTGGCGCTGGTGGCGCTGGAAGCAAACCAACCTGTCAACTATTGCATGAACAGCAATGGTGAACGATTCCCGATGATGCACGAAGACCCATTTAGGTTTGACCGCAACACAAAAGCCATCGCCGCCATCAAAGAAGCCTTGGCACAGCCAGTGCAGGAGCCTGAGTATTGGAATGTGATTGACCCCGCAGGGAATGTTGTTGCGTCCGAGACGGATGCAATACGCGGATGGGCCCGTATTGCAGGAAGTTACAAACCAACAGTTGAGGGTTTACTTGGGTTTCATGACCAAGGATGGCGTGTTTTACCAAAGGTCACCCCACCCGCACCCCTGCCAATGCAGGAGCGCAACTTCTGCCCGAGATGTGGCAAGCGCACTGCTTTTTTTGACCTGACCACAATTCACACATGCACGCCGCCACAGGAAGCACTTTATGGCATGAACCAAGACGATTGGAAGGACGTAGTTGCCGCAATATCCAAGGTGCGTGATGGCAGGGGGATATACCTAGCATGCCGCCCTGCTGATGTGTTTAAAGATTGGTTCCTCGCGCTTGGTACAGCTAAGGTAAAGGAGTACGAGCATGACTGAAGAAGATGAAGAATTCCAGCGCCTTGAGCGCGAAGCCAAGATGCGAGCCTTGGAGGATGATGACACCCAAGACTACGTGCGCCCGTGGGTAGGGCTGACAAGGGATGAGCAAAGTTTTGTTTACGACAGCCTGCATAACGCGACTTCAAGAAAAGATTCGTTTTGGGTGGATTTTGCAAATGCCCTTGAACAACGACTCAAGGATAAGAACACATGACTTACACAGAGTTCATTGACTTTGTTAAATCAGAGTGTATGCACGAAACCATTTACGAAGACAGCGAAGGCAGACTAATCCTTGTGATTGATTTGCTGAGCGCATACGTCATGGTGAACAAAGCTAAGGAGAAGAACACATGAAGTGGAAAGAGTGGGGGGAGAACCATTGGGTGTTGATTACAAGTGAGGGGGAAGTAGTGGACGAAATTAGACGTGACAGCCAGTTTTTCTTTGTTGTCAAAAGCAGCAACAAAAAGTTTGTTGACATCACCAAAGCTAAACAATCAAGAGCAACTGGAGAATTCGATGGAAAACAAAATTAAGAAGATCAGGGTGGACCTGGGCATGACGCAAAAGACATTTGCAGACATGTTGGGGTGCACTCAAGGCAACGTGGGGCACTACGAATTGCGCTCTCAAATGGTGCCCCCTGAAGTGGCCAAAAGACTGATTCGCGAGGCCGCGAAGCGCGGTTCACGGCTCACATACGAGGACATTTACGGCGTTGTTGAAGTAGAGGAGGCCAAGTGATATGTCCCGTTTGCCGGGCTTGGGTATCGATTAAAGAGACACGGGCGCGGCCCCAGAACAATTCCACTTATCGGCGATACGAGTGTGCTAACGAGCACCGTTTCACCACCACAGAATCATTGACAAAAGTCATTGAAAAACCGAAGCAAAGAAAAGGAGAAAGCAAGTGATTAAGTCAGATAAAATCCGCGAATATTTTCGCGCGCATCCCGAGGCCGAAGTGACCAAAGTAGCTGCCAAGTTCAAGGCCTCCAAGCCTATGGCTTACAAACTGCGTAAGGAGGTTCAAAACGAGTGGCAGCCGCCAGAGATGGTGCCTGTGCCTGATCCAAACACCAACGGCAAGCCCGCACGCAAGGTCACCCTGACCCGTAGCCAGATGGAGATGGCGAAGATGATGGGGGTGTCTTTGAAATCATATGTTAAGGAGGGTTTGGCGCTGGGCGTGCTGAAGTATGACGATGAGCCTGCTCCGCAAGAGGCGGACGTGGAGGAGACCCTTGACGCACGGGCCCAGGACTACGGCACGTTCAAGGAGGGTGCTGCACTCATGCAGGGGATTAAACGACTGCTGGCGGACCATGCACGCAGGCACGATAAGCTGTTTGCTGACGATCAGTGGGAGGCTATTGAGATGATCGTGCACAAGATGGCGCGCATCGTCAACGGCAACCCTGACAAGGTAGATAGCTGGATTGACATTGCAGGTTACGCCACACTGGTCTCGGACCGCTTGCAGGGGAACGCACGGTGAAATCTTCTCGGGTTACTCCGGAGGATGCGCGGATCGCGGTTCTTGCTGCTTTGCGCGCGCACGGCTATCGGGGTAAGACCTCGGAGTTGGCGCAGTGGACGGGGCTGCAGGCTTCTGTGGTACGCAGAGCGGCTTTGTATCTCTCGTCCAAGAACCACTTGGTCTCAACGCTTTTGCCGGGGCGCGGAAAGGGAGAATGGTTGTTTTCTTTGTCGCAGCTTGATTTGTTTGAGGATGGCAATAGGTCAAAGAGCAGGTTTCCGAGTTTGAAGCAGCTTGTTGATGAGCTGGCGCAACTCAAAACAAAGCTCTCTCTTATAAAGCTGTACACCAGACTTCGCGGAAAGTAAAAAGGGCTCTTCGGGGCCCTTTTATTTTGCTTCGCCCCAGCTAGGGCCTGTTTCCACGTCACAGCGGCTGGGCACTTCCATGCGCACGGCGTTTTCCATGATTCTGGCGGCTTCTAGGGCATCGTTGCGGGAGACAACGCTGAGGGCTACTTCATCGTGCAGTTGCAAGATGGGATCAAACCCGGCCTTTTTCAGGGCCACCATGGCGGCTTTTGCCTGATCTGCAGCAGACCCCTGGATCAAGCGATTAAGGCCCTTGTAAGTGCCTGCGCGCTTGATGCGCTGGCCATAGGCAAGGTGTGCTTGCTCAAGGGGCAGCGCTTTGTTCACGCCCCACTCTATCGGCTCCCAGAGGGGGAAGCGGCATTTGCGGCCCAACAGTGTACGGATTGCCCCGCCCGTTGCTGGATTGTCAATGCGCTTCATCACCGAATTGATGGTGCCCTTAAGAAACGGAACGCTAAGGTGAAAGCGGGCAATTAGCTCCTCTGCTTCCTCTGCACCCAGATCCAGTTGCGCGGCCAGTTTGCCTTTGCCCATGCCGTACATGAGGCCCAGACCGATGGTTTTAGCAGCCTTGCGATTAATCCCGGCCATGTCTGCCACCATTTGGTGAAAGTCGGTTTTAGGGTTGGTGGTGTAGGCGTCCACCATCTTTTCTGATCCGGCCAAGCCTAGCAGCGCGGCGTAGTGCACCAGGAGCCGCGGTTCTTGGGACGAGAAGTCATTGGATGCCCACAATTGCCCTTCTTCGGGCAGGAACAGGCCGCGCACCATGGGGCCGATGGTCTCGTGTCGGGCCGGAACCTGCTGCAAGTTGGGGTTGGACATAGACAAGCGCCCGGTGACGGTGCCGCCGTCATCTGAGCGCATTTGATTGACGTGGGAGTGGACGCGCCCTGTTTTGGCGCTAAAGCCCATGTAGGGCTGCAAAAAGGTGCTGTGGGTTTTGTTGGCCTCGCGCGCCTCGATGATCATTCTGGCCAAGGGATGGCTGTGGTTTTCTAGAAACAGTCGGGTAAAGCTGGGCACGCCGTTCTCGGTCTTGCTGTATGCAATGCCAAGACGGTCAAACGCTGTAGCAACCGATTGCGCGGCCCAAATATCTACCTTAACGCCCGCCTGCTCTTTCATCTCCCGCAGAAGCTGGCTCTCGCGGGTGCGCATCTTGTCGATCAACAGACCGCATTTGTCCCGGTCAAAGCGAATGCCGCGGCGGGTCATCTCCAGCAGCACGGGGAAGACTGCTGTTTCCATGTCAAATATGGATTCAACCTCTTCCTGGCGCATCTTGATTTTAAAATGCTGCCAAAGCTTCAGCGTCAATGCCGCGTCTTGCTCCGCGTACTCACCAACGTACATAGCAGGGAGTTTCCAGAGCTCCTTTTTAGGATGAACACCAAAGTCGGAAGCCGCTTGCTTAAGGCCCTGCTCATTCTTGGTTTCTTTGAGGTAGTCAAAGCCAAGGGCGTTGAGGCTAAAGCTAAATCGATTTTCGTCAAGTAACGGCGCTGCAAGCATGGTATCCAAGATTCGGCCATTGATGGTGAATCCGTTTGCACCAAGCCACCCGGCGTCATAGGCTGCGTTGTGCATGATTTTGTCGGCGCGGGTGGCGAGGACGTCTTTGATCCAAGTCTCCACTCGCCGTTTGTCCAAATTGCCACCACCAGCATGAGCAACAGGGTAATAGCCAGACCAACCATCCACGGCGATGGCGTATCCGACAATAAAACCGTCAGAACGAGGCCACCCAGGACCGAAGGACTCCAGGTTTGGATCACATGTTTCAAGGTCAATTGCAATCTCCTTAGCTGTGGATAAGTTGGGGAAAGTCTCCGGGGCAACCCATTCAGTGGGGGTTGGAAAAAGCGGCATGGTCTTCACAACAGGAATCCTTTGTCTTGAAACTTGGGCAGCACTAAGTGCAGCGACTTTTTAGTTCGGGTAATCCCCACGTAAAAGAGCCGATTAACATTGTCACTATTTCTTTGCATATCCTTTGCAAACTTTGTGGAAAGGTCCATGAGCAGCAAGACATTGTCCGCCTCCCCGCCCTTGGCCCCGTGTATTGTGGATAACTTTATTCGGTTTCCGTCTGACAGCTTGGTGCCTTGGCGCAGAACCGAGATCAGGTAGTCCCGCTTATCGTGCCCAATTTTCCCCAGAGCCTCTTGCCACACCGGGGTGTCCTGTAGCCCGTAGGTAGCCTTTAATTGGTCCAGAGTGAACAGCTCACTGCGCTCGCCTTTAAAGGTCCGGTAGCCGCGGGCCACGTACTGCGAGTCGAGATAACGGTAGACGCTGGCAATGTCCTCTCCGCCCATCGCAATCCCCTTGCGCAGGCGCTCCCATGTAACCACGGCTTTAAGGATGCTGGGGCCAATGCTGGGCAGGCCTGAGCGGTCAAACAGCAG